CAGTCCCCTGCTCTACCACCTGAGCTACAGCCCCATTCACCCCTACTAGCCTATTTTACAATCTCCCTAGGGAAAGAGATAACCTTATTTATGGAAAGGTGCGACACTTGTATTTGGTGCTGACACATTATAAACCAATAGTTTGTGACGTTTTAATTGGCGGAGTGCGCCACCTTACTCTCCATCTTAGACTCGCTTATCGCTTTGTCCACCAGCTGTAGGCTACTGCGCCAACTGCTGCTCCAAAAATAAATGTCAACATAATTTTCAAATACTTTAAATTAAACATATGTTATAACAATTCGTTACCACACTTTTTACACTTTTCCATTAAGTCATTCACAAAAGTTTTTAACTCTTCGTCTGTGTCAAACTTATAGTGTTCAGAATCCTTTTTCGAGAAGGATATTTTTACAACAGCCGGATAATAGAAAAAATCTTTTTCCTCGTTATATCGTGTTGAAGTAAAATGATATTCTACCAATTTTTTAGCTGAACATGGTGAATAATCACTAAATTTGTATAAATCTTCTACAACAGTTGTTACCTTTGGTTTTCTAAAAAGCCTTTTTTTAACAATAGTATCTCCTTTTTTGTGTACAAGATAGATTGAACAATCTCGTGTTTTGACCGGAGTTACATCTATTGCTGTTATATTTTTGTAATATTCCTTGCTTTTGCAAGACATTCTTTCCAAATTTTCAGATACCATATAGAATATATTTTAAAGTGTGCGCCCACTGGGACTCGAACCCAGGACCCCGTGATTAAAAGTCACGTGCATCTACCAACTGAGCTATGAGCGCATTTCTACCGTGCTGCGCCACAACTCTTCTTGGCACAGCCTTACATCTGTTTATATGGTTTACACTTTCGTTTCATAATCTTACTATATTTTAAATTAATTCTTTTTTATCATTTCTACAAAACAAGGGTCATCAGTTCTTTCGAACCCAAACTTTTTGTAGAAGTTAACCAATCCAGTGGTTGTCCTATGATTAAGACTTTCGCCTTGACGTGGCATTGGAACTACATTTAGTTTAATCTCATAACCCTTAAAAGTCTCAATTGCCCTATTGAGCAATGCTGTTGCTATTCCACACCCAGTGTGGTTAATGTCAGTTATAACATATATTATCTTTACTGACTTATCGCCTTTGTATTCGATTCCAAGTTTTCCTACTCGCTCTTCTACGTTTGGTAGATAAGCATTGAGATAAAAATACTTATCGCTACTAGACGATTCAATTCTTATTTCAGAATTCATCATAGCGGTGGGGGAGGGATTCGAACCCCCGGGACGCTCATCACGTCCGCCGGTTTTCAAGACCGGTGCAATCGACCACTCTGCCACCCCACCTTAAGGTAGTGTCAATTGCGTTGCTGGGCAGGTGGGACTCGAACCCACAACCTGCGGATTAACAGTCCGCTGCTCTAACCTGTTGAGCTACTGCCCAATGTATTTAGTACACTTCTATTTTATTTCCACACTTGGGGCAAGTTACTAGTTTACCCATATATGTCTCACCGTTGTATGTTCCTACTCCATAAGACATTTCTTTTGTCTCTATGTCTGTTTCGCCATACTCTATGTATGAGCCGCATCTGTGGCATTTCACTACATTTGAACCAAGTACTTTAGCCATAATTTATTTTATATACTTCTGTGCAAAGATACAAAAAATATTTTAGAAAACCAAATTTTTTGTGTTAAAAATTGTTAAGCCATCTATTTCTTATTTCTTCCCAATAATCATGACCTTGTGGTGTTTTAGACCAGTCAAAAGAATAATTAAGTATGAAACGTTTATCTTTTATTCCTTCGCATAATTCTTGTAAACTGTCTCCTACATATTTGCTAAATCTGCCAACATATGCATAATTGCACCAGTTTTTCCTTTTTTTGGCTTGTTTATAAAAGTTCTTTCTGAATTGCGAATAAGCACCACTTTCTTTTAGAAGCCTTTTGAGACTTTTGCAAATTAAATCTTCTTCCATACAGCAAGTTTAGTACCTTCGATGTTAGTAACCTCTACTTTCATTCCATCTGCTGATGAAGTAATCACCCTATTATTATTCTTTTTCTTTTTCATAACCTATAGAAATTAAAAAAAGCTGCTGAAAACTTTTTTAGGAGTTCATCAACAGCTTGGCGTTTATAGTGAAGTAAGTGCATTTTCTATATACTCATAATTTCCCGATGCTGTTCTAGAACTTTTCCCTTAAAATCTACGGCTGATGTAGACACAATATTATCATTGCATTTACTTGTGATAAATGCTGAATTGATAATAGATGCGATATGTTTAAAATTCTGTGCCATAAATTTTTAGGATTATTTTTCTATAATTATTAATTAGTTTTCAAAAAATATGCTTTTTGCTGGAAATTTTTTACTCAGCGTAAACAATTTCTGCAATTACAGCATTTTCATCGGTGAAATCGACTATTCTAGTCATATGTTCAATGGATGTATAGACATCTTGTATATTATAGTCTTTTACTGCACCTCTCAACTTTATATGCCCATTGTATGTATATCCATCAACGGTGCCAGCTGTTGATACCTTATAGCCTCCCAAGAGGCTTGATACAAAAGAAATTCTATCACCATCCAAAGCCTCATAAAATCCTTTTGTCTTGTTAAAAAGTTTTCCGTCTTTAACTATAAGGTCTTTTTCAGTAATCTTAATCTCTTTGTTGTTGTTAGTTTTTATTACCATATGTATTGTAACAATTGGTCAAACAAGTATTATGATATACCATACTCTTTTTTAAATTTATCAAAATAATATGATTTACTATCATATCTAGTTCTTGACGATTTCCTTTTTCCTGAATTAGAATAAGTATCTGTCATTGCGTGGCAATTTGGGCAAACAACTTGTAAGTTTTCTTCATTGTTATTACCTGAATCACCATCTTTATGGTGAATTTGTAAAATTGTTTTACCAGTTAATTTATTATACCCTTCAAACCCGCACAATTCGCATTTATAACCATTTCTTTCAAGTAAATAATCTCTTATTGTTTTTGAAATATATTCTGGTGTTCCTTTATATTCTCCATTTTTCCAGGCTTCTATGATTTTTTTACTTTTATATTCGCCTTGGCACTTAACACAGCAAAACTTATTTCTTGTTGTGCCTTTATGTTCAAATTCTTTTCCGCAATTCAAACATTTGTGAATGGTTTTTTTACCTTTATTAAAATGTTCGCTAGGATTAATAACTCTTTTTTGCTCAAGTTCAATGCCTAATCTTTTAGCCGCTTTTTTCACAGAAGCCCCAGTAACGCCATACTGTCTGCCAATTCTTTCATATGATACTCCTTCTTTTATAAGTTTTTCAATGTTTGTTTTTTCTTCTTCCCATTTAACTTTCATAATTCGAACTTCTCTTTATTATAAATATAGAAAAGTTTTTGAAAAAGTCAAATATTCGAAAAAATATTTGTATAGGAGGTGGGATTCGAACCCACAACTATTTTCCAATAGACTGGTTCCGTAGACCAGGGCGGTCATCCATTACGCTTTACCCCTACATTAAAAATAAGGAACGCCCTTTAGAGTCTGGGAGCGACTGTTGCAGCACAGCTACTATTGTTCACTTGCTGCCTTAATAGAATGGTGCATCACGCTCCTTGCGGAATTAACGCTTCTCCACTCTTCGTCTGGAAATTATTAATGCTTATAGTTTAATAATTTGCTGTACGTTCCTGTGTAGTGATGAGGGTGGGACTCGAACCCACGACCCACAGCTTAGAAGGCTGTTGCTCTATCCAACTGAGCTACCCCACCAACATATTAATATCCATCAAGATAGTGTGGCGCATTTGGGTCTTTGTCTGGGTCATAATCGCCTCTCAAAAAAGGCTCTTTATCATCAATGATTGGGGCTTTCTTAATCTCCACGAAGAAGATAATCAGTCCTAAGACACCCATTGCGATAAGAATGTATAATACTACTTCCATATCTCAATACTTATTTCGTAATACAAATATACAAGAAAAAATTTAAAAAAAGAAATTTTTAACGCAATTTAACACCATAAATTTTGTAGCAATACTCAGAATACTTCATATTTGGGTATTTTGCTTTCCATTCCTCGTATGTTGGTCTGCCAAAGCTACGTGCGCCTTGAGCAGTTCCATTTGCACGAGCAGCATTTCCAGGTTGCATTCTCATTGCTTTACCCTCCTCTGGAGTTAATCCATTTGCTGCGTCTGTATCAGCCCAAGAATGCCAACCATTCTTACCAACGTTTACTTGAATACCCTGGGCTTCTTTCACTATCTTGTTGATTGATTCAGTTATAATTTTATCTATATCCATAATGATGTTTTTTCATTATAAATATCAGTCAATAACTGTTTCGCATCGTTTAGTTCCTTGTAATTCTTCAATTCTAGTCAAAGAATACTTAACTTGTTCGCTTGATATTTCACTACCAATGTAATTTGGGTGTTTCTCAGATAAGAGGCAACCAACCGCTGTAGTACCAGTACCCATAAATGGGTCATACACAACAAAGTCTTTTGAACCTCCATATATACTGAGAAGTTTTATCACCAACTCACTACTGAAAGTCGCTTGATTGAGTTTATTTGTCTTTACATCGTTATTCTTAGCCTCTATGAAGTTGTAGAATACGTTGTAATAGGTTTGCTTGGTTTTCTCGCTCACAGATGCCACACCTTTGTCTATGAAAAAGTCATTTGTCATACCATCTTTAGCAAAGATAAATATGAACTCCCAAGTTCTACTCAATCTGCATTTATTGGCCGGAAATGGTAATCCACTGCTTTTCTTCCAACATATAGTATCTACCAAACGCCAATTCGTTTTCTCTACTATATTAGTAACCAATTTATAAGGAAGTGCTGGGTTTTCAATACTGTACCCAAAGTTATAGATAACTACTCCATCATCAGTGATTACTCTATTGAACTCATCAAAAACGTTTTTGGTGAAATCTAGATACTCTTCTTCTGTTTTCCAATCTTTGTAGACATCATATCTGCCGCTATCAGCATATCCACCTTTACGTTTTGTCATATTATAAGGAGGACTTGTTAGAACTAGGTTAATTGACTTGTCAGCCATCTTAGCCATAGTATCAAAACAATCCTCATTATATATTTTATTGAGTTCAATCATAACACGTCTCGGCTTTTATTATACCTCTGGATTCGTCTAATTTTTTCTTAAACCATTTACGTGCTTCATCTTCCATTTGTTCTTGAAGCCGTGCCTGGTATTCTTCATCTTCCCAAATTGGCATATTATTTCACTTTTTCATCTACCACAGCAATTGTATCGTTGTGCTGTCCTCCGTGAGCCACGAACAAAATCTCTTTTATCTCGCAGCCATACTTCTTACCAACACCACCTGAATTCCACCCAAATGTGATACATATTCCACCAGGTTTAAGTATTCTACCAATTTCCTCTTTCTGCTTTGACCAAAATGATGCTGATGTGCTTTCCCAGTCTACAGTTCTCTCTAACTTTGTGTAGCAAGTCTTCACTTGGTTAGGTGAGAATGGTGGGTCATACAATATCATATCAATTGAATTATCATCAAACAACTTAAGGAAATCCTTTGCATCTAGGTGATAATCAGTATTATACTGTGGGTCAATATCGTTTGTTATTGTTCCGTGTTTGTTAGAATTAGCAAATGGGTCTAATATAATAGCCCCTTCTGGTAATTTCGCCTTATAGGATTCTATTAGTTCCTTGAATGGTTTAATTGAGAATGTATTCTTATTAGGCATAGCCCAAGACCTTCTCAATATTACTCCATCTTTCTCAACAGTTTTAAATTCAGCCATCTATCTTTTAATTAGCATTTTTATTTTGTACACCCGGTGGGACTCGAACCCACACGCCTCTCGACACTACATCCTTAGTGTAGCCTGTCTACCAATTCCAGCACGGGTGCATGCTTTATTAAAAGATAAATATTACAGCATTAAAGTAAATACTTAACAGCGTGAGCCACCACAGCCGCCATAAGAAGGTGTATATCCGCAGCCACCACCACAACCACCATAATGAGGCGTGTAGGTGCTTCCACCACAATAACTACCGCTACGGCATACTCCACAGCCTCCTATTGGGAATGGCTCATCATCATTGTCGATGGTTAAGCCACCAATGTTGTGCTTTCTGGGTGCGTGTGGCAAAATGCCAAGATAAGGGTCGATGTCATCTTCTTCATCATTATCGCCAATACCATAAGCACTAAAGTTTATACCTCTTCTTTCCAGTGCGTTTTGCAATGCCTCAGACAAAGTTTCAATATCGTCTGAATCAATAAACAATAAATTTCCCATAATTTACGATGTATGAATATATACTAAATTTTCTTTTAACTGCCTCTTTAATGTATCAAAGATTTCATTGAGTTGGCTCTTGTTTGAAACTGTTCTAGCCTGCTCTTTGTGCTCAGTCAAGTTTATCTTACTATTATCGGTACTAGCATAATAATATGTTTTGTACTCTTTATTACCATCCCAATCAACGATAACAGATATTTCTGTTTCCTTAATATCTGGTAACTTGAGAATCCAATTATTGAACTCATCATCGTTCTTGAAATCCCAATCCTTGTAGATATTTCCATCTGGCGTAATGATAACGTCATTAACGTATATCTTATCGCCCAACTTGACAGAAGAGAACATCAAGCCTCTATGATACTGAATGAAGCAATTATCTGCCTCAAAACTTGATGAATGGCACACTAAGCAGCCTCCACTACCTCTGTATAGGTATTCCTCACTGAGAAACGTTTCTATCTCGTCACGAGCCTTTAGAGACGTTGTATCGAGTTTTGTATAGTCTGCTCTGAGATTGATAAGTCTCATTTGGCTTCCCCACTTCTCGACAAACTTTTTAAACTCGTCTAACGAGAAATTCTTATTGATTACTGTATTGACCCTAATAGGCTTTTTGATTTTGTTAATCAGTTCCAATCCAGCAACCCCACTAAATTCATGGCCTATGTGCCTTGATATGTTAATACCTTGAATTTTCTTCTCTGAATTGATATAGTCGATTACTTCTTCAATGTTATCAACTAGTGGCAATGTGGTATTAATAAAACACCTCTTTTTCATTGCTTTGATAATCCTCTTAGTTTCTTCAAGGTTTGCAAATGGCTCTCCGCCAGTCAGTACATACTCAACAATATCGAAATTGTTGTTCAACTGCTCAATTTGCTTTATAATCTTGTCTGGATTAAGTGCAATGCTTTTATACATCTTCTTAGATGTACAGAAAGGACAATTGTTGTCGCAGTCGAATGGTACGAATATCGTACAAGCCAAATTTCTTCTTCCTACTAAAAAATTCATATTATAGACATATTTGTTCAAAGATACAAATAAAATCTGACATAAGCAAATATTTTTAGTTAAAAAAAGTTAAATGTTGTTCTACTCAGATTTGAACTGAGACTTGCCTTGTTAGGGTCTCCACCTTATAAGGGTGTGGCTTTAACCTATTAAGCTATAGAACAATCGTTTTTAAGGCTTTCTGAAAACATCAGCCCCATCAAACAAGTCGCCAACAAAGCCTTCGTTTTTCTTTGTCTTAAATTCCAATTTCGTTTCTTTCCAGTCTGTTGCTGCCAAATCGTCCTGTTGTGGACTCCATCCAGTCATAACTTTTTTATCTGCTGAACTATACTTACACAATACTTGTTCAGCTTCTACTTCTCCGCCATTTTCATCAGCCAATGCTTTCAAGATTGGGTCTTTGCACCATTCTGATTTAACCATTGCTTTTGGCTTGAGCCAAATGAACACATCGTTCCAACTTTCTCTAGTAATGAATCCGCCATTCTCTAGAATTTCATAACAAGTTCCAAATCTCATATATCGTTTCTATTTTTAAAATATGGATAATTTTCTTTTTCGTTATTTGGAGTGTCTGTAACAGTATACTTAGCCCCACAGTAAGGACAGACATAATCTGTTACTATTGCATCATCATTTTCGTCCATATTCTCACCTTCCCAATCGCTTAACATAAAGTTTCCAGAACATATAAGTTCTTTTCCGCATCGCCAGCATTTTTCCATAACGTTGGTATTAATAAAAATATGGTCTCATTGCCATTTAATGACAATAAGACCATCCTTATTCTTCTAGACTGTTAATCTCACTCATTAAATTAGCACTCTTGCTTAAAAGCCTCCCTAACAACACTCCTGTGGAATTACCCAGTGGTCTGTTACCTCCCTCTTTGCATTCTGCGGTCGAGGCGTTTCCGAGGTTCAAGGGTTTTGGTTTGGAGGCAAGCTACTGTAACCCTTTTTTCGCTTTTAAGGTTTATATCTAGGTGTGCTGTTACGCTAAAGAAACATAGTGATTTTCTCATTGCAAAGCAGTGTGGGCTATTAACTCCCATTGCTCTCCGTATTTATGAACTTGTTTCACTCTTTAAAAGATGGCTGCTTCCAAGCCAACTTCCCTAGACATATTTTATTTACTTGGCAACATTTTATCTATGATACTCTTAATGTAAGGAATATCGTAGATACCATTACTACTAAGTCCTACCACACCACAAAGGCAAATCAAAGCCAACCATACTGGTTCTCCAATACAAGTAACAAGTCCAAGATACCAACCACCAACGGTTAATACTGTGCCTGTAACCCAAGATACAAGTTGAGGCCAGAAACCTTCTGTGATATTAAATTTACCATTGATTGCCCCTGCAATCGTAACAGTCAAAGCAGCTAGAATTGGCGCAAAATACCAAAATGCTTCTGTAAATAATGCTGTTGTAATCATTCTTTAATTTTTTTAGTTAGTTATTTTTGAGCGGGCAAGGGAGCACGATTCCCCAACCTTCTGCATGGCAAGCAGACGCTCTACCAATTGAGCTATACCCGCATGAAAAAAAGCAGAAAATGTAAATCGAAAACACACTTTTTTTAAAAAGAGCGGATGACGGGGCTCAAACCCGCAGCCTTCTGGTTGGAAGCCAGACTATCTAATCAATTGATATACACCCGCATGTGGAGCATTTTTGAAAAGGTTGCTCCAGAGTCCTTTAACCTTTTTTATTGCGATAACAAATAAGGTAATAACGTGCTTGGTGAGGTTTCCCTCTCGTTTGGTACACGCCACGAGCCGTTTACGTTTATCGGCAACCACCTTGTTTGTACTACTCCCCTACCACGCTTGATAGGGTAACACAAATATATATATTACTACTATGAATCCAATTTCGAAAAACCTGTGAGTGTGCAATCGGTCTGAATTTTCGTAGTACACAAGGCTTGTGGTATAATCACACAGGAACCACCAAAACTGTTATTGTTTACTACTGTAGAGTCTTAACAATTGCTGTTCTACCAGACTCAGGATTTACTCCCTTTCCTTCCCAACTATTAACCTTTACGCCTCTAG